CGCTGGCGAACCAGTTCTGGATGGTCTGCTCCAACCAGGTCCACCGCCCGCCGACACCTGGCTGCGCCAACTACTACGGTCACAGCCGCATCATCGCGCCCACCGGCGAGATCGTCGCCGGCCTCGGCCACGAGGAAGGTGTCGTCTCCGCCACGGTCGATCTGCTCGACGGCATCCAGAAGGGGCGCACGCGCGATTTCTTCGGGCTCAACCTGCTGCAGGACCGGCGCCCCGAGTTCTATGGCATCGTCGCCAGCACCGAGGTCAGCTACCAGTCGGTGGTCCCGCCGATCGCCGGCGCCCACGGCGCCCGACCGGCTCCCCGAGTGGCCGACGAAGCGGACCTTCCGGTGTCCCAGCCAGTGCCGGTCGCACACCGATGACACCGGCCCCGTCGCGTGATGGGGATTCCCTCACACCGGCTCGTTTTCCTTGCGGGATTGAACGCCGGGACGCCTGGCGGTGCAACGGGCGACCTATCGCGCTATCCACGGATGACGGCGCCCCGTTCCACCGGCAACCGCATGCTTAGCGCTGATTTCAGCGCGCGCACGCACGCCTCGGTGACGGCGGGAGCACACAAGGTGCTCCCGCCTACAGGGAATTGCTGAGCGGTTGCGCGGAATGCATCGCCCTGAAGGACGGTGCTAGGAACGTGGACGCCCTTCCAGGGCTACGCAGGACGCCGGACCCAACCGGTGTAAGTGAACCCGCCTTTACGGAGGATTTCTGTCCGGGAGGAGCGTGTCTCCTCCCCCCGTCGCGCGAACGCTGACTGCAGAGCGCTGTAAAGCCCTCTTCATGCCAACGAAAAAGACCTCGGGTCGTTCTAAAGAGACTCCCCTGACGGGCATGAAAAACCCCGGATTCGTCCGGGGTTTCTGCCGTGTGGTGGAGATGGGGGGACTTGCCCGGAACGCCTTGGTCTGCATGGGTCAGCGTCGTCAGATCGAGTGAGCAGCGGGACAGACGTCCGCCGGCGTGGTGCTGAACGATCGTGAGCAACGGGAGGACGTGTCACGACTATGATCGATGGTATGACACGTGCTCCCTGGCCCGCCCTATCCCAGCACCCCGCGCCCATCCCAAACAAAGACCATCCCGGTGACCTTATCGAGCCGGATCTGCACGGCGTCGAACGGAATGCTCTGCGACGGCGCGTAATGGACAAAGGCGATCGGCGCGATGTCGAGCTCGGCGGGCCAGGCGCGCACCAGCTCGTCAGCCGTGAGGACGGTCCACCCATGGACGATTCGGCCGGCGTCGCGCAGGGCGACGGCCACGCCGGCCGCCAGCTCGCCCGCGAAGTCGGCATGCTCGGCGAGGATGGCGTCCGCCTGCTCGAGGGTAATGGGCTGGCCGCGGGGCGGGATGACGGGTGGCACGCGCATCGCTCACGTGATGAACAGCGCCGTCTCGAATGATCGAGACGGCGCTGAGAGGGGCATCGGAGTTGGCGGGCGAGCCGGTCCGGTCACTGGTGTGACCTGGTTCCCGGCGGCGCGGCGGCGCTCTGGCTGCTCGCCCGCGTGGAATGTTATCAGAACATGTGATCTAGCGTCTACATGATGCGGGCTTGCTTCTTCGTACCGTCCTCAAGAAGATCGAGAACTACAAGCGCGTTGTGGTACACATAGTCGTCCGTTCCAGTCCTGTAGGGTGCGGTTTCATAGTGGACTGAGACGATCGTAGGCTTGCGATCCGCAAGCTCCGTCATCCGCTGGTTAATCGTCTCCGCGAGCTTCTCGACGTTTGTCTCCCGAAACGCAAAGAACTCAGTCCGTCTCACTTACATTGCTCCTGTCGAATGCAAACCGGGGCGCTCGTATGAGCACCCCGGCATTTGTTGCCCTCCTCACAGTATACGTACACTTGTCAAGTGCCCGTAATCATTACCCCGTCTTCTGCTCCACCGTCTCCGCGATCCCGCTCGGTTTCCAGAACACCTGGAAGGTCACCGTCGCGGTTACCAGCACGATCAGGAAGCTCGTGACCAGATCCTGCCCATTGAACTCGCCGGCGAAGAAACTCGTGCCAGCGGCGGCGAGTGCGCTGATGGCGAAGGTCATCACGCCTTTCGTCTGCGACCGCCAATACTGCCGGTTGACGGCGGCGATCGCCAGTGGCAGGAAGGTGCCGATCAGGAAGCTCCAACGGCCGACGTTGGTGTCGGGAATGACGGCCTGCTCTTGCGCGGCCGCGCCAGACACCAGGCCGAGCAGCAGCAGGAACGCCAACCCAAGAATGCGGTAGAACCGAAGCGCGCGTCTGCGATCGAACACGGTCTCATTCCTCCCGTTGCTGGCCGAGCACGGCCACGATGATCACCGCGGCGACGATCAGCGCCGCCCACTCGAACGGACTCACGCGGCGGCCGGCTGCGCTTCCGGGCTGCGAACGACCTTCTCGAACACATCCCCGTTCGCCCATTGGTAGACATGCACGTTTTTGGTCGAGCCACGCCGGATCACATCTTCCAGTGGCGGCCAAGTCGTCGCCGTGTAGCTCTCTCCGGGCTTCAGCCGCAACTTCCCGCGTGCCAACCAGTACTGGCACTCCGATCGCTCCGGATCGAACGCCAGTGGGTTCGCCGCCCACGGCACAGTGACCTGCCCATAGAGCCGCCTGGCGAGTTCTTCTGTCATCCCCTTGGGGTAGAGCGGTTCCGGCACCGGCTCAGGCTCGGGGTCCGGTTGGGGCGCTGGAGCCGCCGTCAGCCATGCCGCCACCGGATTGACGACCAACGGAAAGTAGTCACCGGGACAGTTCGGGCGGCTCACGCTGTTGATCCAGCCGTGCCGCTTCATGGCCGCTGCCCCGCGTTGCCGGATGGCCGGATAGCGGATGTACCAGTCCTGCACCACCCAGATAATCGCGTCGCGCTGCGCGGCGGGCATCTGATCCCACGGCCCACCCTCCGCTTCAACGGTCAGGCTCCAGTTATTGGGATTGCCACCGAGCGCCAGCACGTCGGACGCCTGCGCCGTCGGGCGATTGACGTCGCCGTTGGTCCACGGCCCATGCTGTTCCGGAATGATGCGAAGCACGCTGCCGTCCTTCTGCACCATGACCGTCGCGGAGGCCGTCACCTTGACGCCGTTGGTATAGCCATTCGCCCACCAGTCGAGTGAGCCCGCGGTGCTGCCGTCCTGAATGTGCAGGAAGATGAATTGGGGCGAACCGCCATTGCGATTGGCAAAGCGATAGCCGATGACCCGGCTTGCCTCGGCTTGCGTCAGGCCGAATCGCGCGTAATCCGTTGCGAGATCATAGATGACCGGCTTCTTGACCGAAGGGGTCAGGACGGGCGTGCTCACAGGTGGTTCCTCCGGTTGTGGGTCGATTGGCAGGGTGATACGCGATTGATCGGGCACGCCGGGAATCAGGGCGTTGAACCGCTGCACATGGCCCATGTAGGCGTCATCAGCGGCCCAGGTGGCCTTCATGTCCCCGTCGATGTAGTAGATGATGTGCTGGTCGTTGACCTGTTCGACGCCCTTTGGGTAGAGCGGGTGCCGGACTTTCGCCAGCCAAATCCCATCCATCCACGACCGCGCCTTCTCCGGAATCGGCACGCCGGGGTGCCACGCCTTTTTGACCATGCTGTAGATGCACTGGACAAAGAGCCGGGCCGATTCATCGACGTTGGCGATGGTGAAGGGTTGCGCGGTGGCGTTGCCGGTGATCCCGATGCCGGCCGGATTCAAGTCGTTATTCCAGCGTGGCGCTTTCAGGTAGTCCGTCTCCCAGATCACCTGACTGAACGCGTTGGCATCATCGACACCGGCGACCGCGCACCAGTGCCGCAAGAGCATCACGAACTGCTGGTCTTTGGCGTCCGGGTGATCGAGCTTCGAGAAGAGTGTCGCCACATGCGCGTCGGTGATGCGTGGCGGGCCTAACAGGAAATCCGAGGTGCGAAGCATGGTCAGCCTCCGTAGCCGAACAGGATGCAGGCGATGATGAGCAGGACGCCGCCGAACGCGAGCGCCACGGCGACCGTGAGGATGGTGATCGTGCCGTCGTCCTGGGGGTGCTTCATGGCGATTCCTCCCGGTCCGGCGGGTCATCCGGATCACGGTCCCGCACCGTCGCTTCCAGCGCGTCGACCGCGCGCCAGAGCTTGTACGACGCCACCACGCCGAGCAGGTAGAGCCCGCCGATCGCCAGCCGCATCCCCTGGCGGATCGTGGCGAAATTGGCGCGAATGAGCCCCTCCCGGTCGGAGACGGTGAGCAGGTAGGCGGCGCCGATGAGAAGCGTCAGGGCCGCCACGATCCAGTAGAGGTGGAGCAGCCAGCGGCCGATCTCGGTGCGGATGCGCGTGCCCCGGTACATCAGGAGGGCCAGCCACGCCTTCCCGATGGCGAACACGAGCGCCGGAACGCCGACGGCGGCGAACGTCAGCGTCTCAAACAGCCCGTCCCTCATCGCCGTCCCTCCCGCCGTCCCCGGATCCGCTCGACAATGGCGTCGGCCGCGAAGTTGCCGGTCGGTTCATCGAGGATGGGGCCGTATTGGCGGTAGGCGACCTCGCGCGCCTTCGCCGGCCCGAACGCGGCGACCATGCCGGGGTCGGTGGCGGTGCGCTCGGCGGCGTCTCGGATGGGTCCGTACTTGCGCCGGTAGAACCAGCGGGAGATGCTGGCGATGATGCCTGGCTTCGCCATGCCGTGAGCTGCCTGGTCAGGGACGTGATCGCCTCGTCCTTCGCCCGGTTGTCCGCCTCGCAGGTCTCCAACCGAATGTAGAGCGCGCCGATGTCGAAGATCCCGTTTTTGAGCCGCACAATGGTGCGGACCGGGGAACGACCGAAGAGGCGCAACAGGAGTGCCAGGGCGCCCGTCACGATGCTCGCTTCCGGCCACAACTGTCGCCATTGATCCATCCTCAACGAACCTGCCCACAGCGGCCGAGACGATGGTCAGCCAACGAAAACGGACCGCCAGCGTGCGCCTGGGAGGAGGCGCTGCTGACGGCCCGCGTGCCATCATCTTCGGTTGTCGTGAGCACTAGTTTACCGTATGTCGCTACGACCGACGGCGCTTGGTTCCACCGGCGCGCCAGGTGCGCACCGTCTCGCAGGCCGGGCACTGGAGGTGCGCGATCTGCTGCGTCCGATCATAGACCACCCGCACATCCCGTGCCTTGGTCAGGTGCCCGGTCTCCGGGCGCCAGCGGCCCAGGGGCAGCCGGCAGGCCGGATTCGCGCAGGTCAAGACCATGGCGTTCATGCCAGCGCCTGCACCGCGTCCCGGACCGCCCGGAACGCCGCGATGAGTTCGCTCACTGGAGCCACCCCGTCTTCCACGGAATAGTAAATTCTCTCGATTTCCAGCAGCGCGGGCACGATCGCCGCCGGCGCGCCGTCGATGAGCTCGTCCCGGTTGAGCGCCACCCAGCGCCCAATCGCCAGCGCCCGGTCCTTCGGGCCCTGCAGGCTCGTCAGCCGCGCCGCCAGATCCTCCCGCCGTCCCATTAGCCGTACACCTTTCCGACGCGGTAGAGCCACTGATAGGTGGATCCGCTCGAAAGCGCCGTGCCGGTGGTGATCTGCCAGCTCGACGCCGAGCGACTGGCCGGGCCCACGGTCGCCCCCGCCGTCCGGGCCGCCGCCGAGAACGCCTGGAGATGGACGGTGTAGTTGGCGCTCGCTCGGGGGAGCTTGAAGGTCACGATGGCCTGCGTGCCGGTCGTGATGCCGGTACCGCCCGGCGTGAGCACGATCAGGCCCTCGTCATCGGTGCCGGTCACCGTGGCCGTGGCCGTCGATCCCGCCGCCGCCTGCACGGCGATGGTCGACGGGCCGTTCGGTCCGGCCTGCATGGCCGGGACGGCCGGCGCGAGGCCGCGCAGCAACCGGGCGAGCACGCCGTCCTGCCGCACCAGCAGCCGTTCCACGGCGGCGAGGCGGTCTTCGAGCGTCTGCCGGGGCGTGATGCCGAGCTGCTGGTCGGTGGCCGCGGTGACCACATCATCCGGGTTGACCAGCGTGGGCGGATTGCGCCGCATCACCCGATCCTCCGATCCGTGACGATCCCGGAGACGGCCATGATGCCGTCCGGCTCACTCAGTGACCGCGCCATGATGCGGACCGTCACCTGCTGGTTATTCCCGGGCAGCAGGCAGGCGATCGTGTCCCCCTCCCGCACCCAGCCGAAGCAGCGATCGACGTTGACCAGCTGCGCCTCGAAGGTTTGTCCCAGATAGGCCAGCCGGTTGACCAGCGCCTGCGCGGCCGGCCGCAGCGCAATCACGCTGCCCGGCATGGCCAGCACCGTTTCGTCCTGTCGGCGCCCGTGCGCGGCAATCGAGGCCACGTTCTCGACCCGCACGGCCCGCCGCAGCTCGGTCCGGTCATCGAGCGCGTAGACCAGCAGGTCGTTGATCACCGGGGCAATCGAATCGGGCAGGGTATACGAGACGATGTGCCGGGGCGCGACGAGCTGCCGCGTGGCGGAACGGTCCGTGCCGCTCCGGCCCCAGCTGAAGGCCATGGTGTCGGGATCGATCCGCCACTCGGCGCCGGATGCCCGGGCGAGGCCGTCGAGCGCCGAGCCGAGCGTCTGCCCGTCAAGCCGCAGTTCGACCGGCTGCCCGGTCTCGTCGGCGGTGCGGTCCCGCACCCACACCGGCCCGTGCCGCTCGGCATCGGCCAGCGCCGCCAGCGCCAGGGTGCCGGGCGGGCCGAAGAGCGGCCGCGCGCGCCGCGACAGGCGGCGGTCACTGAGCAGGATGCGCCAGTCGGTGGCGGTCAGTTCGGTGGTGCCGTCGTCGCGGGGCTGCGTTTCCTGCACGACCCCGGCCCAGGTCCCGACATCGTTGGCCTCCACCCGCACCCACCTGCCTTTCGGCTGGGTCAGCCCGGCCTGCACCAGTGTCTCGGTCAGAAGCTCCGCCGAGAGCGTGCCCGGCGTTTCGACCGCCCAGCTCCGGCTAATCCCGTTCGTGGGGAGGCGCTGTTCGTTCCCGCCGCCGATGTCGCTGATCAGGATGCGGGCGGCCATCAGCCGAAGACCGCCGGCGTGTACGCGAGGGCGAGATCGTACGTGTTGCCATCGGTCTTCGCCGCGAGCTTCAGATCGTGCGTGCCCGGCGTCAGCCACAGCCACCGCTCGGCCAGGCGTTCGGTGCCGTCCGCCTCCACGTCATGCACCAGCAGCGCGCGCGGCGGCACGTTCCGCAGCTCCACGCCGCCGCCGTTTTCGATCCATGCGCGCTGCTGCGCCCCATCGATCACGAACGTCTCGCCGCTCGTCAGGACGATGTAGCGGCTCGTATCGTCGGGGTCGAACTGGAACCGCTGGTACGGCGGATTGCTGCTCGCCGTGTCCCGGTCGAGATAGAGGGTCCGGTTGAGGAGGTAGCCGCTCACCGGGGCCGTGGGGGTGCTGATCGTGAGGGCGCTGGCGTCCCACGTCACTTCGAGCCGGTCGTTGGTTCGCGCGGTCGCCACCATACCCCGCTTCTGCCGGATCACGTAGCGGCTGGTCGAATCCGGGGCCGTGGCGAACGAGGCGGTGAGATTGTTGGTGCCGTTGTCGGTGATGGCCGCTTCCTGCCCCGCCCCGGTGCCGGAGATGATCCGCGCCGACGCCCCGATCCACTGATCGGCAATCCACTCTTTCGTGTTGTCGTTGAGCTGCGTGGTCGATCCGCTCGTGGCGGTGCCGTCGTCCCCGGCCCAGCGCTCGCCGATCTCATCCTGCACCTGGTTGCCGATCGTGGTCGGAATCAGCCCGAGGTAGAGCTGGATGGTCTCGGCGGTCAGGGTCAGGGTCTGCTCGCTCCGGTTGGTCAGGGTCGTCAGCTGCGCCGTGTCGGTGTACTCGTGGATGAAGCCGAGCGCCCCGCCCGCTTCCCGGCTCCCCACGACGAAGGTCGCCATCCCGTTCGGGTTCTTGAACTGGTAGGTGAGCCGCAGCCCGGTGATCGGGAACGGCATCGTCAGGCTCACCCCGTCCGCGCCGTTGTCGAGCACCGACGACCCGCCCGGGAACGAACGGTCCGCGTCGAGGATGGCGAAGTAGTCCACCGTCCCCACGTTGACCGCCGTCCAGTCCGCCTGGTTCTTGACATCGTCGTTGTCGATATACAGGTACGGCGCCCACGCGCCCGGCACGTCGAAGCGGGCATCGCCGGGGGCCTTCTGCCCCTGGTTGATCCACCAGAGCCCGCGCCGGCTGTCGTTGCGCTCCGTCTGCCGCACGGGGTAGACCCATTTGCCGTTACTCGAGAGGGTGATCAGCACGCTCTCGCCGCCGGCCACCGCCCCCGGAAAGGCCGCCGTCGTCAGGCCGGCGGCGGTGCTGGCCGTGATCTCCCGCTCGACCCCGGCCTGCGTGCCGGTCAGGGCGCGCATGACGCCGCCGCGCCACTGGTTAGTCTCCCAGGAGACGCCGGTGATGCTGTGCACGGTGGTAGCACCCGGCCCGGCCACCACCGTCCGCACCTCGTACTGCGTGTCAAAGGCGGGTTGGGTGTAGGAATTGAAGGCGGTGCCCGGCATCAGGTAGGTGTCGGAGAGGAGCAGGGTGTAGTCCGCGGTGTCGCCCGGCGCGAGGTGATCGACCACGAGCCAGAGGTAGGCGATATTCCGCCCGTACTGGTTGATCAGCTGCATCCGCTGCCGCACGCCGTCTTTTAGCAGCGCGAAGTAGAACGACGGATGCGCGGTGCCGTCGTAGGTGTTGCCGAGATCGACCCGCACCGGAAAGTTGACCAGCGGGTGACTGCCGTTGTTGGTGATCGAAAAGGTCCGGACCGTCACCTGCTGGTCCGCCGCCGTCGGCGTCAGGCGCACCGTGCCATGGACCGGGGCGTCGCCGTCAATCGTCACGTCGTCATACCCGCCGTAGCTCCCCTTGGCCACGCTGACCGGGGCTTCGGTCGTTTCGGTCAGGGCCCGCCACATCGGATCGGTGGTCAGGAAGGTGACGGCGATGGTGTTCACCTCGCCGTCGATCGCCTGCTCGCCGGGCGTGACGATCAGCGCCTGACACGCCAGCTGCGTCACCCCGTCGTTGAGCTCGATCACGAGCTCCCCCGGTTCCGGATCGAGCGGGTTGAGCGCGCCGAGCAGCCCATAGAAGGCATCCTCGTGACTGCCGGCGCCGGTGTGCCCGATCTGGCAGGCGATCGGCCGGTCACTGATGGTGGTGCCGGTGATTTCGCCCATGTCGTTGCGCCGGGCAGCGATCTGCGGGATCACCGCCCACCGTCCCCGCGCGTTCTCGTTGGTCACGCCCACCCAGAAATCCGGCGCGAACGTGACCCCCCGGAAGGAAAGAATCTTCACGCTAGTACCCCCGTGCCCGCGCCAGCGCGGCGCGGCGAATGGCCGAATACGCATCACTGCCGGCCGGCTGCAGCGTCACCGGCCCGTTGATGATCACGGCCCCCTCCGGGCCGCGCCGGGTCATGGTGGCCAGCTGCGTCCGCGTCGCCGGGTTGCTGGTCACCTGCGCCCCCGTGGGCAGCCGCACCAGTTCCGGCCCCGCCTCCCCCACCAGCGCCAGCGTGCCGCCGCCGGCGAACGCAGGCACGCCGTCGAGCACCGTTCCTGCATTGAACGGGATCGTTCGTCCCGTTGCCCCGCCGCCAATTGCCCCGCCGATGGGGGTGCCAGCGGGGAGCCCGGATTGCGTGGTGGTAACCACGACGCTGGCATAGGTGACGGCGGGAATGGAGTTGAGGGAGCTGATCACGCCACTGATCACGCCGGAGGCGTTGTCGGTGGCGGTGATGCTGGTGTTATGGCTGTCCGGAATCCCGATGATGGCCCCGGTCAGGCTATCGACCTCGGCCTGCGTCTCGGAGGCATTGGTGCTCGTATCGACCGGCGGCGTGCCGCCGATGGCCAGCGTCAGCGCGTCGATGCTCGCTTTCAGGGCATCGACGGAATCGGTGACGCTGGTGGCGTTCGGGAAGTTGACGACGACCTCGCCTTCGGCCCCTTCCGAGATCAGCCCCATGTCGAGCAGCATCTGTTTCATCACCGGGTCCGCGTTGGCCGCGGCCGTGATGATCTTGCTCGCCGTCGCCTCGCCGGTCTCACCTAACGCCCCGGAGGCGGCATCGGCGGCGAGATAGGCCAACTCCATCGCTTTGGCGCTCTGCGAGGCGTCCATGAAGCCGAGGGCCGCAATCTGCTGCTCGGCTGAAAGATCGCCCAACCCTTCGATGTACTCGCGTTGCTGCTCGGTCAGTTCGGCCATCAGCGGCAGGTGATTGGCCTGAATCGCCAGAATCTCTTCCTGGATGGCCGCGTTGGCTTCCTGGATGCGCGTGTTCGCCGCCATGCCGGCGCTGTACTGGTCAAGCTCGATCAGCTGATTCTCGTAGAGTTCACCCAGCACCGAGAGACCGTCTTCGGCGTTGGCGAGACTGTCGGACCAGTCGGCCACCGCCTGCGACGATTGCGCCAGCCGGTTGGTGCCGCCGACGATGATGTCGAACGTGCTTTGCAGGGCCGAGCGGTCGAGGTTGACCGCGACATCGATCGCGAGACTGTCCAGCCCCGCCGCCTGCAATCGTTCCGCTTCCGTATTGAGCAGCCCGGCATTGACCGCCGCGTCGTAGGCGGCCGCCGAAAACTGCGCCAGCGATTCGGCGGCGAGCGCCGGGGCGATGTAGGCGGTTTCGAGGTTCTGGACCATCCAGGTCAGTTGCGCGTTGAACTCTTCGGTGCTGATCTCGCCGTTCTGCAACTGCGTGACCAGCTCGCCGAGCCGTTGCCGCACCGCCTCCTGTCCCGGCCCGGTCACGCTCAGCAGCTCGTTGTACATGGCCTGCGAGGTGGACAGGTCGTCCAGCGATCCGGTCAGGTCGAGATTGCCGTTCACCAGATCGCTCGCCGACAGCCCGTACGCGCCCGTGAGCGTGATGGCTTCGGCCATCGCTTCGTTGTAGGAGCTGATGCCGGGCACCGCGCCGCTGGCAAAATCGCCCGCCGGGTTGCCCCCCTGGAACACCTGTTGCAGCTCGATCAGCCGGGCGAAGTCCTCGACCATCTGGTTGACCGACGAGCCGCCCTCGAAGAGCCGCAGCGCCTGCCCCGCGTTGTCGATGCCGGCGGCGGTCTTGAGGATTTCCGCATTGAGCTCAGCGGCATTGGCGCGGGTTTCGTCCAACCGGTCGGCGAGGCCGTCGCCGCCGCCGAGCAGGCCGGAGAGCTCGCCCACGGCCCAGCCCGCCGCGCTCAGGGCCGCGCCCATCACGATCGGGCCGAGCGCCAGCCCCGCCGCGACCGCCGCCCCTTTGAGCACCTGAAGCCCGAGCGCCGCTTTATCGACGGCGGTCCCGGTCCGCTCTGATTCCGCGACAATGTCACCGAGCCCCTTGACGATGTCACCGGCCGCGCCCCCGATCTTGTCCCCGGCTTCTCCGATGGCGACGCCGAGCACGCTCGCCCCGGCGCCGGCATCGTTCAGCGGCGTCGCGGCGTCTTGCGCGGCTTTCCCGACATCATCGAGCGCGCTCGGCAGCGGCCGCACGGCGTTGACGGCATCGTCCACCGCCGGCTTGAGCGGGCGCACGGCGTCGACGGTCTTGTCGAGCGCGTCCGAGGCCGTGGACGCCCCCTCGTCGATGTCTTTGCCCATGTCCTTGCCGGCGGTCCCGACTTCTTCGAAGACCTTTGACGCCGAGTCGGTCGCCGTAATCCGGATCAGGAGATCTTTCGCCATGGTTCGCTTTCATGGCGGCCACAAAAACAGCCGCCGTCTACGTCCGAATGACGTAGATCGGCGGCCCTCACGTCCTGCCTAATCTGCCCTGAGTGTATCACGGGAGCATTCCCGGCTTTGTGTGGAATCGCTATAATCGCGGCATCAGTTCAGCGTGAGAGGGGGATCGGCATGGTCAAATGGCTCGCGGCGCTTTCGGGGATCGTCTGGCTCTGTGTCAGCCTGGTCAGCAATGTGGTGATCGGGACCAGCGTGGCGAGTAGCCTGTTCGTCGTCGGCCTGCTGGTCATCATCGCCGCGAACGTGCAGCCCAAACAGGACCCCGCCGACGATGCAAACTACGTGCCCGATGCCGACCTCTTCGAGGACTTTGATGATCCCTACGCCGAGCCGGAACCTGTGCCTGGCCAATCGCCGGTACGGGTCAATCCGAAGCGGAAAGCGCGGGCCTAGTTAGGCGGCGCGCTCCGCATCGCTCCGTTCGGCCATGAACTGCTCGAAGAACGCTTGCCAGAAACACCGGTCATGGTTTGTCTTACCGTGGCATGGGTGGCAGAGTGTTATGAGGTTTGATGGGTTGATGTTGTCCTTTTCGTAGTCGATATGGTGAACCGCATGAACCTTCGCCCCTTCCGTTGCTCCACACACTTGGCAGATTCGCTGATCGCGCTCCCGAATCCACTCCCGTAGCTGTCGGCCATTCCCGCTCGTCCATTGATAGGGATAGGCCGATGATCGCTCACCAACACCCAGGTTGCGGACCTGCACCATGAGGCGGGCCTGGCACGTGATCGAGCACGTCAACCGACGATTCCAGTTCCCTGCCCGTTCGTCGGCTCTTCGCTCAAACATGGTATGGCAGATCGGGCACTCACGAGGCGGATAGTCTTTGCGCCACCCTTCCAAGCGTTTTGCCGCACACTTTCTGGAGCAGGTTCGTTTCGCCAGATATGTGGGATGCGACTCCTCTTTTCGTTTCGCAAACCACTTCCGGCACACCTCGCACCGTTTCGGCGGCGGCACGTATGCGGGATTCACGTCCTTCTGCCGGTTCGACATGTAAACTCGCTGGCAGTCAAATGAGCAGGTTTGTTTCCGCCGGAACGTTGACGCGCCTTGCCCATCGCGTCGAGAGAAGTGTTCGCCACAGATCACACACGCTTTCGACTGCGGAAGGTTGCGACCCCTGTATTCGGCCGAGCACGGATAGCTGCAAAATAGGCGTGTTGCAAATACGGACGGCATCTCCTTGGGGCGTCGCACGAGAACCACGCCGCAGCCTTTGCACATTCGTTCACTGGAGGATGTAGGCTGTGAGGGCATCGTTGTCTTCCATGTCGCAAAACGGTGCTGGGCGTCGGGCCGCAATTCCGACGCCCTTTTATTTTACCATTTTTGCGGGAACGTTGGGCTGTTTCGCCTCATCGCGCAGCGCCACGAAGGTCCGCACCGCCCTGCACGACGGGCACCGCACCAGGCACACCGGCCCGGCGTCCTCGGCGAAGACCCCCTCACGCACCTTCAGTCGCTCGCCGCGTGACAGCACCCAACCGAGCGTCACCCGGCAGTCACGATTCTGGCATTGGTACGCGCTCTTGATGGTCATCCCGCCGTGCCTTGCCGTTTCGCCTCGTCCGTCGCGGCGCGATAGTCCTGCTGCCCCTCCGTCCACGCTCGCCGGATCTCCAGAATCCGGTAGTAGTCATGGGCGTCCATCGCCGCCCACTCCCACGGCCGCAGCCCCCGAACATCAACGCTCAGCGCCCACGCGACTTCGTCCGGGAGGTCCGGGAAGGTGACAATGGCTCGCGGATTTGCGGACCGCCGCTGCTCTGCATCCGCCCAGGCTCCGGCGCGGTCCCGGATGTCTCGGAGCCTGGCGTGAAACCCCGGCCTCCCGCATACGCCGTGAGCACTTCCTGACAGAGCCACCGCACCACGTCCGGCCCGAGATCGGCCAGCGATTCAGGCTGCTCGCGGGGTGGCGGAATCGGGCGCGGCTCGCCGCCGTCAGGATTCGGCTCGAAGAGGTTCCATGCCCGAACGTGCGGCGCCACGAGGTTGCGGCGCTCGACGTGCAGCGGGAAGAGCGCGTCTTCGCACTCCCGCTGAATCTGCGTGATCTCTCGCTGGATCGCCCGCCGACCAACCCGGTCATCTGTCGGAATTGCCTTGAGCCGAGCATCGATCTCATCGGCGCGCTCGACGAACGTGTCGCTCACGTCGGTAATGCGGTCGTCCACATCGCGCACCGCCTCCCGCAGCGCGTGCAGCTCGCCATTGGAGAGGTTCATCCGCACCTCGAACCAGAGCCCGGCGTAGCCGTCGAGCGGGCAGTCGATGCGGGTAAAGCGTTCCTTGAGGATGAAGGGCGTCGGGGTGACGGGGGGTGCCGTGGTGCTCATCGTCTCGTCTCCGGTGACTCCGGCGACGAAACAGCCGCCGGACCGAGCGCCCTTACGGTGCGCTCCAGTGCCGGCGGCCTCATCAAATTATCCACCCAGCGTCATCAGTTGTTGGGACCAGTATACACCCGCTGCGGCGTGAACTGGGCCTCGAAGCCCTTGAAGACACGTGGCCGGCCACAGAGCGGGCACACGAGCGTGACGCTCACCCCATGGACGATCGCCGTCACGCCCTGTGCGGGGCGGAACGCCTTGCTGTAGCGATCCACCCCGCCGAGCATCCCGGCGCAGCCGCTGGTCTTGCACCGCCACACCGACCGGCTCATTAGACGAGGCTGGCCAGCGCGTTGACGATCTCGAGCTCGACGATGTTCGCCTCGCCCGTGTCATAGAAGGCCTGCCCGCCGAAGGTGGCGATCAGGTTGCCGTTCCGGTCGCCCCGGCTCCAGCTGCTCCAGTACATGGCCGGAAAGTCGAGCCGCATCCGCTTCTTGACGGTCGTGTGAATCGTCGTCCCCTCGCGTTGCAGCCTGATCAGGCGCTTGACCGGGGTGGCGCTGCGGTAGTTGGCGAACTCGTCGTCGTCATCAAACTCGAACTGGAACTGCGCATCGACGTGGTAGGCCCCGCGCCCGACCTTGTTGGCCGCGTAGCTGGTCTCGTCCTCCGAGAAGTTCTTGAAGTGGATGTTCGGGTTGAACGTCACCGACGCGCTGATCAGCTTGCCGAGCACCTGCGTGGCGCCCATCGTCCCGCCGGCGTTGTCAATGAAGAGCTTGGTGCCGCGCCCGAGAATGACCTCGGTGTCGCGGTCGGAGAGGGCGGCGGTGAAGGTGGTCGTCTGCCAGTCCCGGCCCATCAGGGTCAGGTCGAGCATCCAGGCCGGCTCGTTATTGTTGCCGACGTTGAAGCGCAGGGTGGCCTGCGTGACCATCACCTGCCCGGATTCGTAGGGATTGCCCGACTCGTTGAACTCCAGCGTGATCGACTTCAGGTCGTCGCTGCTCGCCGTCGGGGCGAACGCATAGGTGTAGGCCGGCGGGGTGCCGGCATCGGTCACGCCGGTGACGCCGCCTTTCAGGAAGAGCTGCGCCCACCAGGGCAGGTCCTCGAAGGTCGCCAGGTCGAGTCCGGTGAACCCGATCTCTTCGAGCCCGTAGGCGATGCGCCGTCGGTCGAAGTAGCTGCCGGTCGTGTCCTGGAACTGCTGGATCGGCTTGTTGTAGGTCGGGTTGATCTGCGCGTAGATCTTGCGCGTGGCGGCAACGTTCGTGGCCCGCGTCGTTTCAATTCCCGCCTGCGCTTTGAGGAGGATGACCTCGTTCGTGCCCATCGGCGCTTACTCCTTCTCGCTCGCCGCGTCAGGCGTGCCGTTGTGCTTCTGGTCCCGTTTCGGTGGATCCACCCGTTCGTAGAGATCGGACGCCACCACCGTCGCGTACTGGTCATCGTCGAGCCGGTCGATGTCCCGCTCGGTCAGGTCACGCGCCGGGATGCCGGTGAAGAACCGGAGTGGGCGCCCGTCCGCCGCGCGTTCACCGGTGAAGGTCCAGGTGCCATGTCGCTTCGCCATATCCGCTCCTTTGCGCCGTCTAGCTCATGGGGACGGCGGTCTTCTCTTTCACCTGCACCGTGAGCGCGATCGCCACGTAGTGCGCGTCCTGGTACGTCACCGGCCCCACGTCGTAATCGACCACGCGGGCATCGAAGTAGGTCGCCGTGCCGAGTTGCGTATCCGCCTCATAAACGGCGATCAGCGGTTCCAGCAGCGGCATCGCCGCGCTGTAGTCGGTCGGCAGGTCCTGCGTGCGGGCCACTAGCGCGATCACGTGAAAGCTGTGGATCACCACCCGCTGGCTGCCCGTGTAGTCCACGGTCCCGGTATCGGGCCGCTGGAAGACGGCCGGCAGGACCGCGTCCGGGATGGCCGCCTGCGGCGGTTTCGCGTAGACCGCCGTCAGCGTGGCCGGGATGAGCGATTCCAGCCGTGTCGCGCTCTTGGCGATCACATCGGCCAGGCTCATGACCCACCCTCCAGTCGCGCCGCGATGCGGGTTTCCGCCTGGTCAAACCGCTTCTGAATCCCGGACTCCGCCTTGCGCAGGCCCTTGTCCATGAACGGGTTCGCCTTCGCGGCCCGGACCCGCTTGCGAAAGATCGTCGTGCCGTCACAGAAGGTGATCTTGAGCGCCTTGCCCGGCTTGGCCACCACCGGGCCGCGCCCGTCATGCACCCACTCGTTGTAGGGCGCGATCGAGCCGAGACTCTTGACGGTGCCAGAGATGTCCTTGCCCGACTGCACCGCCGACTTCTCCAGCGAGTCCTGGAGTTTGCCAGTGCGGCAGCGGGGGGTGACGTCCTTGATGTCGCCGTAGAGGTCGTCAAGCCCGCCTTCCATGGCGGTGAGCAGCTCCTCCTGGGCGATGGTCGCGCCGTTCTCGAACTGCCGGGCGACGGCCAGCAGCGGCGCGGTGTCCACCGTGAACGATCGGCCCAGCGTCGCCATCAGACCGCCTCCCGGGGGCTGCGGATCTCGATGCAATCGACCGGCCGCAGCAATTCGTCGGCGTGCAGGCCCGGCAGCCCCACGATCTGGTAGGTACGGCCTGGCTCGCCATCCCACGTCAGGCGATCGCCCGGCGCCACGGTCGTCCCCACCGGGACCCAGAACCGCGACGCCGGCACCTCCTCGTACATCAGGTCCTCGCCGCCGTCCTGCCCCGGATTGCCCTTCATGCAGGCCACCGTCACCGCCCCACCGCCCGGCCACGTCTGGACGCCAGCCGCGTCCCTGACCGGGGTGATGGTGCACTGCGCCCGCAGCTGGCGGGCGATCAAGGCGCGGGCGTGGTGAAGCATGTGGGCCGGGATCATGAGCGGTAGCCCTCCGCCGGATCACGGGTCGTCCGCTCGAAGAACGGGGCCACGCGATCGGCGTTGTCCTGTCGCCCCAGCACGTCCGCCCGGCTGATCCCGCCGGTGAACGGGGTGCCACCCACCTTGGTCTGGAACTGGGCCGCCATCGCATCGTAGGCCGCCGCCTGGTCCGTGAAGCTGATGCTCGTATCGCCGACACTCAAGGACGCCAGGTGCCGGAAGCGGGCCGCGAGTGCCCGCGCCGCGTCGACGGCGGCGTTCCAGACGCTGTCGCCGTTTTCGGCCAGCAGCGCGTCGAGCTCCTCATCGGAGAAGAGTGCGGCCGACGCCGGATTGACGACGGTATCCTGCACCCGGAACCGCAGCCAATCTCTGGTTGTCGACAGGGACGGGTCGTACGTGGCGCTCACCGCTTAGTCCTCCGGATCGAGCGCCACCACGTAGCGCTGCTCGGTGAACTGGCGGACGCGGTGGTACGGCAGGTCCTTCCCGACGGTCAGGATGCTGCCCGGTTCGATCACCGCGCCGCCGCCCGTGGGAATACCGCGCAGCACCCGCACCCGCTGCTCCGGTGCCGTTTCCGGCGGGGCGACCGTGGTGGTTGCCGCCGCCGGTTCCGGGGTTCGCTCGCTGCCGCCCTGCGGGCGCTGCCGTCGCCGTGTCGCCATGTCGTCCGCTCCGTCTCAACTCGCAGCATGGTTAGCCTCATCAAGTCGTGAGGTCGGAAAAGAAGTAGCCCATGTCTGCGGCGATCACCTTGGCGTCCCACGCCATCTGCGATTCGACCCGCACGACCCGCTTTTCCGGAATCGGGATCCGCACGGTGCCAACGTTCTCGCCGACGCCGTCCGAGACTCCGGTCCACTCGAAGGTGTAGCCGGCGCTCGGCGTGAGCAGCGACGGAGACGGGGGCACGTAGACCAGCAAGGCGTTATCGCCGCTGACCTGCGCGTACGCCGCGGTCTCGCCTTCCACGTTGGTCGCCTTGACCGCTTTGGCCACAAAGACCCGATCGACGCCGAACAGCCGTGCCATGATCTGGCTGGTGATCGCCTCGCTGCTCGTGTACTTGATGCGGTCCACGAAGTCCGGATGGTTGAGCAGGGCCGCGTAGACGTCGTAGCCCAGCACGAGCGTGTTCGGCTCGTAGCCGGTCGTGTTGAGCATGGTCCCCTTGGCCGCCTGAATGTCGAGCAGCGGCGTACTGGTGGCGTAGTTATCCCAGTCGGTGGCCGACGTGTTGTCGGTGCCCCAGACGCCGGTCGTGAAGTACTTGCTGGCCCAGTCGATCTCGCGCCGCAACAGCAGCCGGCGGGTCACGAACCGGGCGGCGTCCGCCTCCAGGTTCAGCGCGGCGTCCGCGTTGGCCAACGTCTGATCGTCCAGGTCCATGTGGAAGGCGTAGACCTTGGCGTAGTAGGACGCGGTGTCGATGTCGAAGTCGCCGCCGGCCGATTCGGTCGCGGGCGGGCGGATCTGCGCCTCGTCCCGGAACCAGTCGTTCTTGTCGTACGTCCAGTACTTGTCCGTCTGCGCGCTCACCGGCACGGACGGGAAGACCCGCCCGGCGATGAAGTCGGCATCGCTCTGCACATAGGCCAGGCTGACATTGGTCAGCGCGCGGTCGATGTGCACCCCCGACGCGGTAGGCATGGCTCATCACTCCTTCTGGTGGCTCGCGCCCACCCGCCGCTAGGCGCCCCGTGCCGGGGCCGCGCAGTTGATCACCGCCGTGATAATCCCGCCGGCGGTCGTGTTCTCCTCGAGCACCTGCCCAACGACGTAGTTGGTCGTGTCGGTGCCCGGCGTCTTCTTGGCTGCCTGCCCGTCGGCGCTGGTGCCGATCAGGTCGGTCGTCGCCAGGTTGGCATCGGCCACGATCTTGCTGATGCCGATGATGCAGACCTCGGCCGCCTGCCCGCTCGTCGGCGTGTTCTGCAGCACGCCGATCGGGATGTCCGTCACCGCCGCGCAGACGGCCACGGTCTTGTTGGCCGCCAGCTTGACGAAGTGATATTGCTTGCCACTCAGATCGGCGCCCGCCGTGTGCCCCACGAGCTTGACGACGCCGTCAACTTCCCACGCCATGAGTCGTGCTCCTTCTCAGCCGGTCCGCGCCAGGCGGAGGCCTAGTTGCGTTCCTTCGCGTAGGCCGCGGCCAGCTCGCGGTCGGTTTCCAGCACGTGGGTAAACGCCACGGCATGACTGACCGCGTTCGCCTCGGCGTAGACGCGCGCCTTGGCGTCGATCTGCTCGAGCGCGGTCTTGGCCGCATCACCGTCGCCGCCGGCGCCCGTGCCCGTCGCCGAGAAGAGCCCGGACGCCGCCACCTGCTTCGCCTGCTCGGTGTTCGTCGTGATGTAGCGCGTGACCTGCTCGGAGTCCTCACCGAACGCCTGCGCCAGATCGTTGAGCATCGCCACGTGGCCGGGGAGATCCCCGAACCAGCGCGGGCCGCCGTCCGCACCCTTGACCAGCGCGGTAAAGCGCTGCGTCCGCTGTGCGGTCTCGAGCGAGGCGATGCGCCCCTCCTGGGCGGTGATCGTCGTCTTGGCCTCGGCCAGTTCCGTGACCGTCGCCTCGTACTTCGGCTTGAGCTCGCGATACTCGCGAATCTCGGCCTCGGTAAGCGTGACCGGCGGCGATGCCGCTGGCGGCTGCTGGTTCTTGGCGTCAGACACGCCAGTACCCTCCTGCCGGGCTGCCCCGGCCTGATCATCCAACGCCCCGGTTTCGCTGGCCGCCAGCGGCCGGAGAACGTCCGTCTTGAAATGCGGGCGGACACAGATCGCCATGCCGACCGCCACGTTGTCGTGGAACTCGGCGGTGACCGGGTCCTGCCACTGGTCGTAGATCTCGGCGGAGACGTAGCGGAAGCGGTCGCCGGCGATCAGCTCGCGGCCCCGGTCATTCCACTCCGGGCGGACCTCGATCGAGCCGTCCTCCCCGAGACGCATCTCGCGGATCCAGCCGACCGCCCCGGCCGAGCGGTAGTCGTGTTCGACGTTGATGGGCAGATCCTGCCCGTAGGTGTTGGCGCTGAAGTTGGCGACGATCGCCGCGTACTTCTCGGCCGTGAAGTCGAGCGTCCCGAAGACCGCATGGCTGTACGTGCCCGGCGGGGGCAGGAACTGCACCCACGCACTGGCCGCCGTGAACGTGCGGGGCCGGACGAGCCGAATGCCGGCATGGTCGCGGATCGGTTCGGCGTAGACCATGCCGTCGGCCATGCCGCGCAGCGGGATCGCGACGCGACGCTCGCCCGCGATGACCACGATGTCGGTGAAGCGCAACGGCAGATCGGCGAGCTCCGGCGTGAGCTCGGTGCCGTCTGAGACATAGGCGAGCGTGATGTGCGGCGTGAAGCCATGCTCGGTGCTGACGCGGGCACCGGCGTATCCAAGATGCTCCACGATGGCCTGCCGCAGCTCGGCAAGCGCCGGCACATCGGGCGCGGCGTAGATGACGTCGCCATCGTCCCCGCCGAAGAACCGCCCATGCCCGCCGATCGTGCCGGTCAACGGCACGTGGTAGGCGGCGATGTCATCGACCGCCCCGACGATGCGGGCAAAGGTCAAGTCATCGGCCGTGGCCAAGTCGGGCACGATGGCCAGGGTGATGTGCAGGTTCTCAGGTGGTTCCCCGCCTGGTTGCGCCAGGGCGGCCGCGGTGGCGTCGTCCAGCCACAACGCCACCAGCAGCCCGGTGTAGGCGCCCTCGGCGAGGTGAAGTGCGTTCGGCAGCTGGTCATTCGGCACGGCGACGCCGCGGCCCATCGCCTGCCGAAGCTGGGCCAGGATCGCCGCGCGGTCGTCGTCGCTGAGGGTGAAGTCGTCGTCTGCCATCTCGGCTCCAAACAAAATGGGCCAGCGACTCCAGTGGAGTCGCTGGCCCATGCATGGCCCTTTTCACATGTCAGTTTAGCACACGCGATGTTGTTGCATGCGACGACCTATCGCATCGCCATCGGGTACTCCACGCGCTGATACAGGCGTCCCCGCTCCGCGCAGCCGGCACACACGTCACCGTCCGATTCAGTGATCCAGGTCGCCACCCACACCTGCCGTTCGTTGTCCCCGACGATCGACCATCGGCACCGGCAGCGGCTCTTGCATTCGGTGCCGCCGTCCGCCGGATAGCAGGGGAGCCGGCTGCCCGATGCCCCACCGCCCTTTGCTGCTGCATGTCCCCGTTCGTAGCCTTCTACGGCCGCCCCTCCATACAGTGCCGCCCGCGCTTGCGTGCGAGCCTCCAGTGCCTCCTTGATGGCTTGGAGGGGTGTTGTACCACGTTGCGCGTCGATGGCGGCCTGCAGCTCGTTGAGAAAGCGTTGCCCGTAGGCGGTCTGCCGGGTCACCACGACCGCGAGCTCGTCCCAGTCGGCGTCGGTCATCAGCGCCGTCCCGCCCCGCCCCAACACGTACCCATGCGAGGCCGCTTCCACGATCAGGGTCAAGAAGCGATCCTCCCAGGTCACCTTGGCGATGGTGCCGGCCACGTAGTCGGCCACCAGGGCGACCATCCGTGATTCGTAGGCGTCGGCCATGGCGTTGCGCAGCGCTACGAGCTGCGCCTCGGTCACGAGCGTGCCGGTCCGCGTGTGGCGGTAGCGCCGCGTGCGGTCATCCCATTCGAGATCGGCCGGCGTCATGCGCCACCGTCCGGCGGCGCATCCCCGCTGCCTTTGGTCGCCGCCCACTCGGCCCGCTGCTGCTTGATCTCATCAGCGGTCGGCAGGTCATTGATCGGCAGGCCGGCCACCGTGTGCAGGAACTCGCGCAGCTCCGGCGAATCGATCAGCGTGCCGGTATTGGCCAGCCGCACCAGGTAGAGCCCGAGATTCTGGAGATCGCGGCTATCGATCCGGCCCGGCTTGAGCCTGGGCGCCAGCTCGCTGTCCAGGCCGTTGAGGCGCAACAGCCGCGGGATGGCCTGCGTGTTGATCGCATCGGCCACGATGTCGAGGTGCGCCCCGATCGCGGACTGGAACAGCCCGCTCTGCGTCTCCGAAAGTGCCAGCGCCCCGATGCCGTCCTGCCCGGTCCGCATCACGTTGGCCAGGAAGACGGTCACGATCTCGTTGGCATAGCGGCGCACCACCGGATCGGTATCGAAGGCCTTGCCGCCGCCGCTTTTGATCAGCTCGAACTCATACTGCTTGCCGCCGTCCTGGTTGCTGTCGCTCGGCAGGATGATGCCGGCCTGATCGCCGTTCCGGAGGTTGGTCACCATCTGCTGGTAGGCGGCGTAGAGCGGGTCACCCTCCTGCATCACCGACGCCGGCATCCGGATCATCGGGATGCCGGCCAGGTCCCGTTCGATGCCGATCCCCTCGATCTTCTGGATGGCCCGCTTGTAGTACCAGGCGTCGTATGCCGGCCGCAGCGGCGTCCACCCTTCCGGCGAGTTGGTCTTGCCGGAGTAGACGATGTGCAGCAGCCGCTCGATTGGGATCTCGTACTTCTGGAACCCGACCGGGTCCTGCTGGATCAGCGCCGTCACGTCGCCGGCGTCATCGAACGCCCAGCCGTAGCGGGTCGCCTGTGGCCGGGTTGCCCAGCGCCGCCAGCCGATCCGCCCGTCATCGAAGGCGCTGCGCTGCGTGGGATCGGCCTGCTCCGGCCCGCCGCGCCGCTTGTAGATGAGCTCGCCGGCGTACCAACCCCACGGGATGTAGGAGAGGATCGCCGAGAGGGTGTCGCCCGGCCAGTAGCCGTCCATGTCGGCGAGGCATTCCTCGATGAACGTGGCCAGGTCCGTCGCGGCCGGGCTCTCATCGGCCGGCTCGATCGACCAGTCCACCCGCCGCACCAGCATCTCGATGCCGTGCAGGATCGCGCCGATCTCCGGGGAGGCGATCATGGCCCGGATGGTCCGGTCCCGTTCCGCCCCGCGCCACGCCTTGTCGGGATCGTCGGACCAGAGCACCCCGCCGTAGTGGGCGAGGCCCGATGCGCCGTGGGTGACGAAGGGGGCGGATGCGCGCGCGCGATCAGTCATGGCTCGGGCTCCTTACGGCAGGCGCGAAACGATGATCTGTTCGCGCCCCTTCCAGGTGGTGGTGCCGTCCGTGAGCACTGCTTCGGCGACCAGCCGATAGGTGCCCGGCGTGGCCGGCAGGTTGAAATCAAAGGACCAATCATCGGTATCTGGCGTGCCACTCCCGGTGTCCACGACCGCCCCAGTTCGATCGTAGAGGGTGAAGGTCACCGTCGCCTCGCCCATCTCGATCGCGCCGTTATCGATGTGGGTGAGATCGGCAACCGTGGCCCGGATGGTGACGCCCGGGTAGTACGTGCTCATGGAAGAACCTCCAGCATGGCGCGCAGCGCGCGATCAGTGCCAACGGTAGCGGTGAGCGCATCAGCGATGGCAACGGCGCCGTGCAACGCAGGCGCGACCGTCACCACCGAGCGAACGGCCGCATCCGTGTGCATCGACGCCGTGAGGTGCGCGGTGGTGCGCAGCGTGGCGGTGAGCGATCCCGTCGCCGGAATGAACACCGCCCCATCCGCCGTTACCGTGATGCCATCGGCGACGATTGCGGCCGGGGTGCTGATCGTGACGGTCGTTCCCACGCCCGCCTCGATCAGCACCCCGGTTACCGTGATGGCCCCGGGGCTGACCGCACCAGCGGCGCCTGCGCTGCTGACCACGACCAGGCCGGTTCCCATCGCCGTGCCAACGCTTGCGACCGCCCCGGCGCTGATGCCCGCGCTCACCGCCGCGCCGTCCGCCGCCGCGGCGCCTGCGATCACCGATGCGCTGGTTCCGGCCGATGCCGTGACGCTCAGGCCGGCGGCCGCGCTTGGGCCGGTCTGCACCACACCCTGCACCGCTCCGCCCACACTCGCCGCGATCAGCAGGCCGGATGCGGCGGCACCCCCAGCCGTCACAGCGCCGGTCGTGCCAGTGGTCGCCGTGGCGCTCAGGCCGGACGCTGCGAGGTCGCCCATGGACACCGTGCCGTTTGCGCCGGCACCGGCGGTGGCCGCGACGCTGCGACCGGAGGCAGCGCCGGTGCCCACGGTGATCGCGGCATCCGCGCTGGTGCGCCCGGTGACGATGAGGCCCGATGCGACGACATCACCGGGCGTGATTGTGGCGCTGGCCCCAGTGCCCGCCGTGGCGGACACGGCGGGGCCGTCTGCCGTCGCGTGGCCAACCATGACCGCCCCGGTCGCGCCGCTCGATCCGCTGACGCCGAGGCCAGTGCTGACCGCCTCCCCCACGGCGACGGTGCCGGTCGCGGTGACCGCCGTTGACGCCGTGACCGCGAGGCCGTCCGCCGTGGCCGTGCCGGCGCTGACCAGCCCGGTCGCCTGTTGCCCGGCCGTCGCGGTCACGATCAGCCCGGACGCCGCCGCGTCGTCGTTCGTGACGCTGCCGGTCGTGCCGGTTCCGGCCGTGACCGTGAAGCCGGTGGCTGCCGCGGGGCCGGCGGTGACGGTGGCGCTGGCGGCGATCGCCCCGGCGGCGGTGACGGTCGTTCCGTCCGCTGGTGCGCCGCCCACGGTGACGGTGCCGCTCGCCTGCTGGCCCGCCGTGGCGGCCACGCTCAATCCGGAGCCGGTGGCCGATCCGACGGCGGCGGCGCCGGTGTCCGATCGCTGCGCGGTGGCGGTGACGTTCAGCCCCGAGGCAGCCGCGCTGCCGACGGTCACGGATGCGCTGGCGTCAGACCCGCCCGCAGACGGTTTGACGGGCACGAGCGAGATCATCGGATTCGACCAGGTGCCGCTGTCATACGTCCAGGAGAGCGTCGTGGTGGCGTCGCCTGGCTTGGACGAGAGCCACATAGATGTCGCGTTGCCGGAGATGTTTGGCTGCTCGGCCAGTTCCGTCTGCCCGCTGCCGACCGAGGTGAGGGTGCCAGTCGTATTGCCGCTGTTCGACGCGAGACCGATCACCAGCTCCCCGGTGGCTGAACTCACGGCATCGGAAATGGTTGCCGTGAAGGCGGCCGGCGTGGTCGCCGTGGGCGTGCCAATCGGTGTCGTTTGATCCACGCCGTTCAGTGACACCGCGCCGCCGACCACGTCCCGGCCGATGGTGTTCGTGGTCTGGACCGTGTAGGTCCCGGCCGGGGGATTGAGCAGGACGTAGACATAGAGCCGGCTGCCAACCGAGGTCAGCGGCGTCATCGCCACGCCGTTATAGGTGGCTCCCACCGTGCCGGCGCCGCTGGAGTAGCGCGCCGCGACGATGAGATAGCGGTCACTCCCCGAGCAGGTGTGTGACCAGCTCAGGGAGGTGACGTTTGCACCGGGGGAAATGGCGGTCGTGACCGCATCAACGGCGACCGGCATCAGCGCACCCGCCGGGGATCGGTGCGCGTCGGTGGGCCGGTCACGTGCAACGAGTAGCCCGGCACGACCAGCGCGTCCGTCTCGTCGCGGGTCACGGTCAGCCCGCGCGGGGCCGCGGTCTCGTCACGCCCCGGCGTGATTGTCAGGGTCGTCTCCCGCCTGGGGTGACCGGGCGCGCGGGCGTGATCGGTCAGCACGAACGACACGCTGGTATCGTCGGACGCATTGACCACCCGCACCGAGACCAGGGCCAGCGTGCTGTCGTCATACGCCAACCACACGGAGCAGACCGGCCGCTGCGTGCCGGCGTCCCATCCGATCGTCAGGTATTCGATGGTCTGCACCGCCATGATGGATCGTCCCTGGTCCGCCGGCACGCATGGATCACCGCCGAGCGGCCTAGTAGGTAATCCGCCCGATCTCCGTCCCGAAGTCCACGGCCAGCGTGCCGGCACTCGGGGCCAGCGGCGTGTCGAACGTCACGTAACCCACCAGCGCCTTGCTCGCGTGCGTGTCGTCGTAGATGACCAGGTGCTTGCCGTCACTGAGGGTGACGCTCGCCACGCTGATGTCCGTCGCGGTGAAGGAGACGCGGTTGTTGGCCGTGTCGATGCCCGTCGTGATCGAGAGCGTCTGGCCGCCGGCGGCCCAGTTGGTGCCGGTGACTTCGTTGGCGCTCACGTCGGCCCAATCGTCATGCGTGTCCTGGTTCGGAGTGTAGGAGCTGGAGGCGAGTGCGGCCTTGAAGGTGTGCGCGTTCATGTCGATCTCGCCGTTGACGATGCGCAGAAGCCCCTGCCCGTACCAGGCGAACGTGCCCGATGCCATGATGAATCCTCCACGTCACTCGCAAACAAAAACGGGCCAGCACCTCGGACGAGGTGCTGGCCCGTGCATGGCCCTGCTCATTCGCAGTATACGACATCGTCCTCAATCCGCCGCCCGCTCGGTCGCACCACGGGCTCCCCCGTGATCTTGATGAGCACCGTCTGCCGGCACTGCTTGCAATAGACCCGAACGTATCCGCTCGCGCGATCGGTGAAGCCGGCCAGCCGGCCGCACGACGGACAGGCGAATGGCCGCAACACCACCGCCGTCGCCATCAGCGCCACACCGACGGCGAGACGAGGACCGTGGGGGCGATCTTGACCGGCGTCCCGTGCCGCAGATCGTGCCAGCTCCAGAAGGCGGCATCGACCAGGTCGTACGGCTTGATCAGCAGGTAGCGCTTGAGCGCCCGCTCCAGCGTCTCGTGCGTGCCGATCACATGCACGATGCGGCCCTTTTCGTAGTCGGCTAGCATCTGCGAGGCGCGGTGGGCTTTCGGGCCGTGCCCCGCCCCGGCCTTGTCCTGCCGGAACTGCGGCGCTCGTTCCTTGCGGCCTAGCTCGCCCGCGGCCCGCAGCTGCTCCACCACGCCGGCATAGGTGCTCTTCCACGTGTCACCGCCCTGATCGGTCTCCACGCCGACGCATTCCGCCTTGAGCTCCAGCGCCTTGCGCAGGGCCCGGGTCAGCGCATCATCGGGCGACGTGCGGGCCTCCCACGAGAAGAGCCGGTAGATCGTCCCGTCCGCCGCCAGCCCGTCCGCCTGGATGCCGTGCGCGTCCGAGCGGTCGGTATCGGTGACGGCGGGATCGACCCAGACCACGATCCGCTCGAGCGGCGGCAGTTCGTCCCAGGCGCAGTGCCGGAAGCTGAGATGGCCGAAGATGCCGCCCTCAACGTTTCCCACCTCGTGCTGCTTTTCGCGCAGGAAGGCGGTCAGCCCGATCTCGTTGAGCTCGGCTTGCAGCGCCGAGATCCCCATCGCCGGCCAGGTCGGTTCCCCGTGGCTGATGATGGCCTTGCCTCCCCGCTGCTCGGTCACCAGGTTGCGAATGGCGGGATGCGGCCCCGAGACGATGCGGTCGGCGAGGAAGTCGGCGCGGCCATCGGCGAGCCGCGACACGATGCCATGCTCGTGGATCAGGTTCTGCGCCACGAGCACCGCGGCGTGCGCGGCCCGCGATGGCAGCAGCGATTGCGTGATGGTGGCGATCTTCTTCTCGACGGTGCCCGGCGCATCGAGCAGGCCGTCGATGTCATCGAAAATGAGGAAGTCCGGCCGGTCCTCGTCGATCTTGGCCCCGCGCGCCGCCGTATCGAGCCCGATCGCGTCGAGGGTGAAGCCACTCGCCGTCCGCAGCCGGTTCCGGCGCCAGCCGGCGGCGTTGCCGTACTTGCCCAGCTTCCGCTGCGAGGCGGCCGGGTAGTGCTGCGAGAAGGTGCGCGATTCGAGCAAGCCGCCGACGTTCTTGACGTGATCGTCGGCCCGTTCCTGGGTGGCGCAGATGTAGAGCCCGTACCGGCGCGTCTGCCGGGCCGCGACCATGGCGCAGGCGACTTCGGTGCTGGTGCTCTTCGCGAAGCCGCGCGGCCAGATGGCGACGAACGGCCGAGCCGGCGCGCCCGCTTCGATCGCCCAGGCCCACTGCCAGAACTGCTCGTGGTAGGCCGCATACGGCGGCCAGAGGTAGCCGGCGAAGTTCTCGACAATCCACTCCTGCCAGGTTCCGGGTTCGGTGCGCTGACGA